GACTGCGAACTGAGCGCGCACTGCGTCGTCGATCGCGGGAGCGGCAGCGGCCATCACAAGGGCTTCTGGCGAGCAGCCGAAACCGATCATGTTGGTTTCACCACCGAACGAGCTGGCGTAGTGGACACCGTTGTCGAAGCCGTAAGCACCGGCGCCAAGGTTGATGGCGGTCGTGCTGGTCGGGATCAACTGCGAGTAGATCGTCGGGGAAACGACGAGGCCTTTGCGGGCGCTCTTGCTGATCGCGGCCCATACCTTTGGCAGATCGCCAGAGGTGGCGGTGATGCCGGTGGCAGCCTTCGTCACAGCGGCTGCGCCGAAGTTGGCAACAGTAACCGGAGTGGTGGCGAGCGCCCAGATCTTGTCGGCGAGTGCGTCGAGCGAGATTTGGATCAAGCGCTCAAGGCGGTGGCCGTTTGCCAACTCTGCCGCGGTGATCGCGAAAGGTTGGAAGATGTGGTCGAGGGTGACGGTGGCTTTGCCCACGGTGGCGCTGCCGCCGGGCTCAAAGTTGGTCGGGTTGACAACAGTCGCGCCGGTCGCGGAAACGATCGGGACTTGGATGGTGTCCTTGGCCTTCTTGGCATCCGACGAGAAGTCGGTGGCGAAAAGGTTAAGGGCGGCGAGACGGTTGCTGAGAACCGTCTGTGCTTGTTGCGCGATGGAATCGGCAACGAGGGAGGAGTCGAATGTGTTAGGCATTGCGGGGGTGTGTTTGGGGTTGGTTTCGTGGTTCTCTCCGGCTCACGCCTTCGAAAGGGATGCGCGGTGTTTCCAGATCGCTGCCTTGTGCGACTCGAAGAGCGCGGATGCGGCTTTGCGGTCGCCTGCCTCAACGGCAGCGAGGTACTCGGCGACTGGGTCGCTCACTTCTGGCGCGGAATTTTCGATCACCGGCACGACGCGCGCGGCGGCGAGGCCAAGCGAACGCTCAAGGCTCGCGAGTGCGCTGCGCTCTGCATCTAGCTCGGCTTTGACTGCGGTGAGTTCGCTCTCGGCTTTTTCAGCGCGGGCGAGCACGGCGTTGTACTTGGCGAAGATCGCGTCGGCGTGTGGCACGGATGCGACCGGCGCGGCAGGTGCAGGTGCTTCTTCTTCTTGAACTTCTTCTTCGGTAGCTTCGCTTTCGATGACCGCGTCTTCCGTGATGGCGACGGGTGCTTCTTCGGCAGCGGCAGGCTCGACGATGGTCTCATCGGCAGGGGCGATGATGACTTCCTCTTCGGAGGGTTTGACTTCTTGGTCCATATCCACGGACCGCGCTGTCAAATCGGATGGCGCGTTGCGGAACTTTCCGAGGCGCGAGAACTTGTTGGCGCTGGCTGCGAGCGCGAGTGAGTCGGTGACTTCATCGACGAAGCCAGCGGCCTGCGCTTCTTCGGCGGAGAACCATGTCTCGGCATCCATCCATGCGGCGATCTGCTCTGGCTCTTGACCGCTCTTCGCGGCGTAGGCGGCAATCATGCCTTCGCGGATTTTCTCGAGCAGCGCGGCTTGATCGCGCATCTCATCGGCATCGCCCATCGCGACGCCCCACGGGTTGTGGATCATGTAAAAGCCATTCGCCGCCATCTTCACCGGCGCACCGGCGAGGCTGATGACGGTGGCCATCGAGGCTGCTAAGCCTTCGATCTGGACGGTGACGCCGCCGGGGTGACGCTTGAGTGCGTTGAAGATCGCGTTGCCATCGAAGACTTCGCCGCCGGGGCTGTGGATCTTGAGAACAATCTCGTGATCGGCAGGGACTCGCTTGAGGTCACCGATGAACTGCTTGGCCGAGACGCCGTAATAACCGATCTCATCGAAGATGGAGATTTCGGTTTGGCGAACTTCAGTGCGGGCAGATAGGGCATACCAGGTCTTCACGCCGCAGCGGGCGTGTCAAAATTTCAGACGGTGCCTTGGCTTGGGAAAACCTCGCCAACCTCGAGCCCGAGTTGATCGCACTTCGCTTTGCGGCGAAGGTAGGTTTGCAGGATGTCGTCCTCCTCGGCTTCGGCATCGAGGCCGTGGAGGTTGCAGTAGCGCTCCCAGCTCATGTAGCCCTTGTCCATCAAGTCGCTGTACAGGCGGCCATCGCGTCCGTTGTCGACCGTGATTTTCTTCGGCGGGATAAACTCGCATCTCCACCAATCGTCGCCGGGGTATGGTAGGCGACCGGCTTGGATCTCTTGATAGATCCAGAACTTCCAGAATGGTCGGCAGAATTGGTCGACCAGCATTTGCTGCAGGCGCTCAAGGAAATTCTGCGCGACTTCGAGCAATCCACGGAACTCGGTGCCGCTCGCGCCGACGAAGATCATGAGTGCCTCGGGTGGCAGGCCGATGCCGCGCGCGACTTCTGAAATCACATACCGCACGAATGGCTCGAATGATTGCCCTGGGTGTTCATTCTTGAACGATTGGATCGACTCGCCCGGCTTGAGCTTGGGAATCAAGGTGCCGTTGTAGAGGCGCTCGGTGCTGAGGTCTTCGCCGTCGCTTGTGGTGATTTTTGCGCCGAGGCCGATCTTGGCTGCTTCATTGCTGGTGATCGAAAAGCCAATCTGCGCGCCTGCTTTGAATGCGCCCTTGGTGTAGGAGAGAATCTCGGAAAGGTCTTGCAGGTTGATCGCTGCGTTGTGCAGCCATGACGCGCCGCGTGGGTAGCCTGCCCGGCGGATGTGGCGGAAGTGCAGCATGTCTTGCGCTGGCACATCGGTGTACTTGCCGTTGGCTCGGTCGGTGATAACGCGGTAGGATAAGGGTGCGCCAAACTGGTCGAGCAGCACGCCATCGAATGAGCGGTCGGATGAATCGGCAGTCGATCCGACTGCCTCGCCACCAATGAAGCGGACGCGAGCGCCGCCGGTCTGGGTGGTGAGGAACTGCGCGAAGAAGTCACCATCGCAGGCGACTTGTCGGAGGATGAGAGATTGGGCGCCGTAGAAGTTGACCTGTGACGATGCGTCGAATGCCCATGCCTCGGCGCAGGCGCGATCCTCGAAAGCGCGCTCGGCAAGGCGGTTCCATTCGGCGTTCGCGGTGCGGGCCTTCGGGACGATGCCGGTGCCGACGGCACGCTGGGCAAGGTGTTCGATGAGGTAGGCGGCGACGCCGACATTGTTGTAAAGCCAGCGGGCTTTCTTGAGTAGCTCGAGGCGAGTCTGCGCGGGGAGCTCGCGGCGGGGTTCGACGGTGTTGAGGATGACGAGACCGCGATTGATGGAGTGCTCGGCTGCTTCAAAGGCAGCTGCCTTGGGCGTGGCGTTTTTCTTCGGGCGTCCGGCTCCGGCGCGCTTGCCGCCGCGATTTGATTTTTTGATTTCGCTCACGATTGATTTCGGGGTGTCAAAATCAAAGCGGCGACGAGTAGCGCGAGCGGTCGACGATCGAGGCAAGCTGACGCTCACGGCCTCCGTCGGTGAGCAGTTCTTCGATCGCTTGGAGCAAAAGCCACTTGGGGAAACTCACCTGCCCCGACGAGCTTGAGCCCTCGGTGCCGATACTGGTGATGACGACTTCCTCGGTAGCGCTGGAAAAAACAGTGTCGGCCAAGGCCTCGAGCTCTTCGTTGGTCTTGGTCCGGCGGAGGTAGGACTTCACGCCGCTGATTTTCATGGATTCGCTCACGCCGACGGGCGGGTGTCAAAATGGCGGGTTTTTGGCCCCTCAAAAAAACTTCATCTTTTTTTGGTTTCCCTATTGACGGAATCAAAAGGAGGGGGTATTGTCCTCCCAGTTGCACAACGCGACGCCAACAAGAACCGAAAACATGAAAACAATCCGCACTACCACCGACAACACCGTACAAGTTCCGATCGCTTCCGCCATGGATGACTGTGGAACCAATGAAATCCACACCATCGAAATGACGAAAGCCGAGGAACGCGAGTACAACGAGGGAATGGCCAAGCTCGCCGAAATGTGGGGCTGAATTTACCGGGGGCCGCGAATACCTATGATTAGGAATCCTTCTGCATTGCCTAACACTAACTACCAAACAATCCATGCAAGTCACCATCAACGCCGAACATGAGTAAAAAAACCGAAACAAGAGGCGGCGCTCGAGAGGGCGCAGGACGACCGGCAGGAAAAACGCGCGTGACGATCGCGCTGTCGATCTCGCATGAGGCGAACGCAAAGCTTCGCAGCGTGGCCAAAAAAAAATCCGCCAGCATTTCCAGCGTGGCGGATGAAGCATTCCGTGAACTATAACCAATAACAAAAATGAAACTGAAACAAGATATTGAAACCACACCTGAAGAGTTAATCGGAGGATTTTCCGACATTCTTTCGATGCTCAGAGATCAGCAAAAAGAATTGCGAGATTTTGAAAAAGCCGTGGATCTTTACCTTTCTGAAAGGTATGAGGAAACAAAAAAGGGACTTAGTGAAATCCTCAAAAAAACCAAATGTGACGATTACTGGAACGATTGGCTTGATGATGATTTCCTCGAACATGACCCTGACAAGGCAAGGGATTTCATTGAGAACATCAGAGAGTATTGCCTTTCATCTATCAAAAAAGAGGCGGCAAAGCTGTGATGTTCAAGCGTTTTTCAAAATGTGCCATGCGATGTGGCAGAGTTTGAGCGCGTCCATGAAGTGATCGTCGCGGACATCTTTCCAGACATAGACTTGACCGGATGGCGTTTTGCGCGGGACGAGCTTCTGACCGCTCAGTCCCGCGATGAACTCGGTGGTGACTTTCTTTGGAATCTTCAGCTCGGGTTTTTGGTCCTTGATCCGATCAATGAACAGCTCGGTTTTTATGGCGTGGTCAACATAGGTGTACAAGACCACGCCGGGAAAGTTGTCGATCGTGGTGCGGCTGATCCGCGTGCCGAAGGTGACATTCGCGCCCTTTGCCGGGTGAAAGAATCCACCGGACTCTTGGCATGTGGCATAGACGCGAAAGGTCGCAAAGCCGGAGTCGATCAAGCCGCACTCGGGCTTAACGATACCGCCGCTCGGTGTAGCATAGGACCGCAGTGGTGGATCGCGGAGAAGATCCTCGACGGAAAGCGTGGTGCCGTAGTCCAAGACATAGGATGATCCATCGGCAGCGAAGGCGGTAGTGACCCAGTGCTGTTTGTCTTGGCCGACATCGGCGCAGGTGACGACATGTGCGGGTTCGTCGATCGGGCAGGTGCCGACTTCGTAGCTGCCGGAAAGGCCGAGGATCTTGGCATCGCCGATGCTCGTCTCGACCTGCTCCCACGGCAGGGCCATGGTCGAGTTGGTGAAATCTTGCAGACCGTTGAGGGTTTCCGAATCGCGCAGGAACTTCACCGCCAGCGCGCCGAATGTGCAGGACCGCCATGGGGCGTAGAGTGAATTGAGGTGGAATGAGCGGAAGCCTTTCTGCGCGGATTCATTGGTGCATTGCCATTTCCCCTGCTGGAGCATTTCCATCTTCTGGCCGTCGTTGATCGAGCTGTGGCAGTGTTGGCATTCGTAGCGCGCGGACTCTTCGACCTGCGCCATGTTCCACTTGCCGTCGGCCTTGGCCTCACGGTCCCACTTCACTTGCTCCCAGAGCAGCTCGATGCGTTCCGCGCAATGCGGGCATGGCAGCATGAATTTTTCCTGCGTGCCTTTAAGGTATTCCTTCCAGATCGGTCCCTCGGGCGTGGTCGGTGTGCTGGTCTTGACGCGGAGGGCGCCGACGAAAGATTTCGTGCGGTTCTCGGCAAGGTGCAGGGCGCTGGTTTCCTTGTCGGTCTCAGTGGCGAACTTGTCGACCTCATCGAGTAGGAGGAGACCGGCGGGGCGGCTGGCGAGGTTGGCCGGCGAGTTGGACCCGACAAAGACGAGCGAGGATCGGCTAAAGTGCTGCTCGAGGGTTTTGAACTTGTGGCGATCGGCAGGCTTTTGAGCCGAGAGCGTGGCACTGTCATCGAAGAGCGGCATCCATCGCGTTTCGGAAAATGATCGGGCGAGGCCTTCTGTCGGCATGACCCACACCATCGGCTGCGGCTTGTTGCAGATCCTCCATGCGGTCCCTGCTTGGATCATGGTGGTCTTGCCGGTCTGGGTTCCAAAGACGAGCACGACATCCGTGACATCGATGTCGCCGAAGCACTCGAGCGGTTCGCGCAGGTAGGGCGTCATGCTGACGGAAAAAGCGCCAGGCATTTGCGTCTGACGCTCGGAGAGGATCACTTCGTCGCTGCACCAATCCACCACCGACCGGCGATCGATCGGCGCGTAAATCGAGCGGATGTGCTCGCGCAGGGCTTCGGCGGCGGGGGTCATAGGGCTTTGCGAATGACTTCAGTCAGAGAATCACACCACTCGGAAAGCGCGGCCTCGATGGCCTTTTGCGGTTGACCGAACAAGCGAGGTGCGAGGCTCTTTGGCATCACTTCGAGCATCTGCTTGGCAGCCACATGCGGACGACCGGCGATCTCCTTCGCCTCGTCGAAGTAGAGCAAGATCCCCTCCGCGCGTTGCCATTCCTTGAAGTCGCGCTCGGCTTTGTGGCGGTTGTTTCGGGCCGCGATGTAAATCGAGTTCGCCTTGCGGATGTCCTCGATCGATCCGCCGTTCCGTTTGCAGAGCACAAGCTCGTTGTAGCCGACCTTCTCCGCCAACCTCGCCCGGCGAAGCGACTGGCGCGGGGTGTTGTCATCGTCGTCCGGCTCGGGCGCGTCATGCGCTTGGGCTGTGACCGGCGCGGTCTTGGCGACCGGCGGCGGGGCGTCCATCACCTTTTTGTTCTTCCGGGGTTTCGGCTTCGCGTTCACCTGACGCCACGCCTGCGCCGCGTCCACCGAAGTGGTGGGCATTCCCTTCTTTACGAGCCGCGAAACGAGACCTTTGTCGATCTCGAGGGCTTTGCTCAGTTCCGTGATCCCCATGGCGAAGTCAACAAAGGCTCAAAAGTCAAC